ATGAACGCCGCGGTTGACGAGCTGCGCGACAGCGAGCGCGCCAAGTACGAGCGCGTCTGGCTGCAGCCCGAGTACCGGCATGCGAACCACGGCCTCGGGCTGTGGTTGTGCGATCGCGATCTGTTCCCCTCGAGCTTCGCGAGCGCGCTCGACATCGGCTGCGGGGATGGCCGGCTATGGCGCACCTGGTACGAAGCCGGCATCGATGCGCACGCCGTCGACCACGCGCTCAATGCGCCGGACATCTGGCTGGCTCGGTCCGAGCGCTTCAGCCTGCGCTGCCTGTGGGAGATGCGCTTCGATCGCCGGTTCGATCTCGGCGTGTGCGCGGACGTGATGGAGCACATCCCGCCCAGCAAGGTTGACGATGTCCTGGCCAGGATAGCCGAGGCCTGCGACTTCGTCGTGTTCAAGATCGCGAACTATCCATCCTCGTTCGGCGACGGCGCGCTTCACCTGACGCTGCACAACGCCGACTGGTGGCTGGCCAAGCTGCAGCAGCACGGCACCGCGGCCGAGCACCCCGAGCGCGCCAGGGCTGGCGTCGCCGAATACGTCTTCACCCTGAAGGTCAAGCGGTAGGAATCGCATGCGCGAAATCGGGAAATTGGAATCGCGCATCGCTACGGTCGACCCGACGGCTCGATTCCGCCCGGCGAATCCGAACACCATGCAGGCCAAGCGATTGGAAGGAAGGGCGGGGGTGGCCATGCGTTTCCGCATCAAGACCCGGGACAACTTCACGTGCGCCCACTGTGGCCAGGTGACACAGGAGCTCGACATCGACCACATCGTGCCGCTCCACCGCGGTGGCGCAGACATCGATGCGAACCGTCAGTGCCTGTGCGTCCCGTGCCACGAGGCGAAGAGCGCGACCGAGACGCGGGGTCGCTTCTGATGCGCCGCATCACGCGCACCGCGTCAGTCTCAGAGAGGGGCGAGACTGTCCACATTCTGCCCCCAGGATGGTCAATCTGTGAGCAGGAATGCGACGGGGGGAGTCAAAAGTGTGGATCGCGATCTCTCGGACTGTGATCGGCCACTCACGCAGAGATTTTTTTTGGACCGGGAAATTTCCGGAAACGCCGCGTTTGTGTACAAATTGACGAGAATGGCCAGACCACAGTTCAAGCCCACTGCGGCGCTGCGAAAAAAGGTGTCGGAAGCCGCCGGGCACGGCATGTCGCACGAGGAAATATCGATCGGCCTCGGCATCGCGCGCGGGACGCTGCTGAAGTACTTCGCGGCGGAGCTGACGCGAGCGGCGTATGCGAAACGCATCGAGGTCGCGCAGGCGATGTTCCGGTCGGCGAAGCGCGGAAACGTCGCCGCACAGAAGGCGTATCTGGCGTCGACACCGCGCGCCGCCGCGCCGCCGCCGCCGATGCTGGATGCGAAGACGCCGAAGTTGGGCAAGAAGGAGCAGGCGCAGGCCGACGCGAAGAACGCGCAGGCTGGCACGGATTGGGATGATCTGATCGGACCGAGCGCCAGCCTGCAGTGAGCTGGAACCTCGCGTGTCCCGACTGGGAGGATCGCCTCCGGTCGGGGCGGTCGCTCGTCCCTGATCTGCCGTTGGACCTCGCGCGCGGCAATCGCGCCGTCGCGATCTTCAACAAGCTCCGTCTCGCCGACGTGCCCGGCACGCCGACGATGGCCGAGGCGGGCGGCGACTGGTTCCGCGATGTCGTGCGGGCGCTATTCGGGTCGCTCGACTCGGTGACGCGCCAGCGCATGATCCGCGAGTTGTTCCTGCTGGTGCCGAAGAAGAACAGCAAGACCACAAACGGCGCGCTGCTGATGCTGACAGCGCTGCTGCTCAACGAGCGGCCGAACGGGTCGCTGATCATGACGGCGCCGGTGCAGGACGTCGCGCAGCTGGCGTTCGACGCCGCGGCCGGCGCGATCGCGCTGGATCCGGTGCTCGAGAAGAAGCTGCACGTCCGCGAGCACCTGAAAACGATCATCCATCGGGAAACGAAGGCCGAGCTGCAGATCATGACGTTCGATCCGGCGGTGCTGACCGGCCAGAAGCCGGTGGCGGCGCTGATCGACGAGTTGCACGTCGTCGCGAAGATGTCGAAGGCGGCCAGCGCGATCCGCCAGCTGCGCGGCGGCATGCTGCCGTATCCGGAGGCCTTCATGGCCTTCATCACGACGCAGAGCGAGGAGGCGCCGGCTGGCGTCATGCGCGCCGAGCTGATGAAGGCGCGCGCGATCCGCGATGGCCGCCAGCAGGGCGCGATGCTGCCGGTGCTGTACGAGCTGCCGGAAGAGATTCAGAAAGACCCGCGCGCGTGGCGCGACTCGCGCAACTGGGCGATGGTCACGCCGAACCTTGGCCGCTCGATCACGATCGAGCGTCTCGAGGAGGATATGCAGACGGCCGAGGCCACGAGCGAGGAGGAGTTGCGCGCCTGGGCGTCGCAACACCTCAACCTCGAGATCGGTCTGGGGCTGAAATCGAACAGCTGGGCCGGCGCACTGTTCTGGGAGGCGCAGGCGGACAAGACGCTGACGCTGACGTCGCTGCTGGAGCGCTGCGAAGTCGTCGTCGTCGGTGTCGACGGCGGTGGCCTCGACGATCTGCTGGGCGTCGCCGTCATGGGACGCGAGACCGGCACGAACAACTGGCTGCACTGGGCGCATGCCTGGGCGCACCCGATCGTGCTGGAGCGGCGCAAAGAGGTCGCGCCGCGTCTGCTCGACTTCCAAAGGGACGAAGACCTCACCATCGTCGCGAAGATTGGCGATGACGTGGAAGCTGTCGCGGCGATCGTCGCTCGCTGCGAAGAGGAAGGACTCCTCGACCGCGTCGGCGTCGACATCGCCGGCATCGACATGATCGTCGAGGCGTTGCTCGGCGAGCGCATGGACGAGCACGGTGACCCACAGGATCCGATCCTGTTCGACAACGAGCGCATCGTCGCCGTATCGCAGGGATGGAAGCTCGTCGGACCGATCAAGTCGACCGAGCGGAAGTTGGCAGAAGGAACGCTCACGCACGGAGGCACGGCGTTGATGAACTGGTGCGTCGGCAACGCCAAGGTCGAGCCGAAAGGCAACGCCGTCACGATCACCAAGGCGGTGGCAGGCACTGCGAAGATCGACCCGCTGATGGCGACGTTCAACGCGGTGACGCTGCTGGCCATGAATCCGGCGCCACGCCGGTCCGTTTACGAGACGCGCGGGATTCTGGAATTCAGCCAATGAGCGAGCGCAAGGCGAAGTCGACCATCGCGTACGACGCGCTGGCCGCGGTGGGTATGTGTGCGCTCGCCTACGGTTGCTGGCTGGCGTGGGCGCCGCTCGGCTTCATCGTGCCTGGCGCCCTGATGATCGTCGGGGCGCTCGTCGGGGCGAAGCGCTAATGGGCTTCATGACGAACGTGGCGGCCGGATTCTTCGGGCCGTCGGAGCAGATCGGCGGCCCCGATAACTGGCTGATGCGAGCGCTCGGCATCCGCTCGAAAGCTGGCGTCACCGTCTCCGAGTACTCGGCGATGCACATGCCGGCGGTGTACAGCGCCGTCGGCGTGATCGCGGACAACTTCGCGCAGGTGCCGGTCGGCGTGTTCCGCCAGACGCCGCGCGGCGCGGTACAGGACACGTCGCATCCGATAGCCGAGGCGCTGCGCTCGTCGCCGAATCCGTATTCGAACAGCTTCACGTGGCGCCAGACCACGATGCACCACGCGTTGCTCTGGGGCAACGGATACACCGAGATCCAGCGCAACAATCGCGGACAGGCGATGGCGTTGTGGCAGATGCTGCCGGACCGCACGCGACCGATCTACGAGAATGAAGACCGCGGCCTGTACTACCAGACCAATGTCGGCGGCCGGATGTTCGACATCCAGCCGGACGACATGCTGCACATCAAGGCGATCGGCTACGACGGCCTGATCGGTTACGCACCGCTGACGATGATGCGGCAGGCTGTCGGCCTCGGCCTCGCGATGGAGGAGTTCGGGTCGAAGTTCTTCGCGAACGACGCAAAGTCTGGCGGTTTTCTGATGCACCCGGGCCGCCTCGGCGTCGCTGGCAAGAAGAACCTCGCCGACTCTATGGGCAAGGAGGGGCAGGGCGGCCTCGACAACGCGCATCGCGTGAAGGTGCTCGAGGAAGGCACCAAGTTCATCCCGACGATGATTCCGCCGGAGGACGCGCAGTTTCTCGGCTCGAGATCGTTCCAGGTCGAGGAGATCGCGCGGATCTATCGCGTGCCGCTCGTCCTGATGAACAGCCACGAGAAGACCTCGGTGATCGGCTCGAGCATGGAGCAGTTGCTGCTCTATTTCGTGCTGCTGACGATCCAGCCATGGATCGTGCAGGCCGAGATGGAGATGAACAGGAAGCTGTTCACGCCCGCGGAGCGGAAGGCCGGTTATTTCGTACGGTTCAATCTCGACGCTCTGCAGCGCGGCGATATGGCTGCACGCGCGACCTACCTGAAGAGCATGTGGGGGATCGGCGCCATCTCGCCGAACGAGGCGCGCACGTCGGAAGGTCGAAACACGAAGCCGGGCCTCGACGACACGTACGTGCCGATCAACTACCAGACGGTCAAGCAGTCGAAGCAACCCAAACAGCCCAGCGGTGTCGTGAGCGCTCCCGGCGCGAACGACAACGGCGGGAGCGACTCAGGCGAACAGCCAGCGGACGACACCAATGATTAAGTACGCGCACATCCTGATGGAAGCGGCGAACACGCCCTGGGCGATGGAGCCGACGAAGCTCGCGGCAATGGTTGCAATCTTTCGCCACGCGGTTCGCGGCGGCGCAAAGCTCAGCGATGCTGAAATCTCGGCAAACATCGCGGCCGCTTCGGTCACGATCGAGGGCGCCAAGATTCACCCGAACACCGACAAGTCGATTGCGAATCGGCCCGGCGGCGTGGCGCTGATCAGCCTGCGCGGCGTCCTCAGTAACCGCGCGCCGATGGTCGAGAACACGAGCACCGGCGGCGGCACGAACATGGAGCGCTTCGGCGCAGCGTTCCGCGCCGCGTTGGCGAGCGACGACATCAAGGCGATCATCCTCGACGTCGACTCGCCCGGCGGCAGCGTGTTTGGCACGCAGGAAATGGCGGACGAGATCTTCCGTGCGCGCGGCACGAAGCCCATGGTCGCGCAGGTGAACGCGCTCTGCGCCAGCGCGGCGTACTGGATCGCCTCGGCTTGCGACGAGATCGTCGTCACGCCCTCCGGGCAAGTCGGCTCGATCGGGGTCTACACTGTCCACGAGGACGTCTCGAAGATGTACGAGGAGGCGGGCGTTAAGGAGACCTTGATCGCCGCCGGCAAGTACAAGGTCGAGGGGAACCCATTCGAACCGCTCGGCGAGGAAGCGCGCGCGGCGATGCAGACAATGGTCGACGCGTACTACGACATGTTCGTCGAAGGCGTCGCGCAGAATCGCGGAACGACGGCGCCGGCCGTTCGGGATGGGTATGGCCAGGGCCGCTGCCTCGGCGCTGCAACGGCGATCTCTCTGAACATGGCCGATCGCGCGGGCACGCTCGCCGACACGCTGAGCCGATGGGGCATTAAGGGATCGTCGCCTTCGAAGCAAGCGCGCGCAGAGAACGAACAGACCGAGCCGGTCGCTGAAGAGTCCGCCGCAGAGCCGGCAGTCATTCTCACGCCTCGCCGCAACATCGCGACGAGGTTTCTCGAATTGAATTCGTAGGGAGCATACCTCCCCGAATCGAACCCCGCGTGTGCGCCGGCACCGCGGGGTTTTTTATTGCCCGGCACAAGAGGAAGAACCCATGAATCTGCAAGCACTGCGCGAAAAGCGCGCTCAGCTGGTCGCGAAAATGCGCGGTGTTGTCGACGCCGCGTCCAAGGAGAATCGGGACCTCACGGACGAAGAGAACGCGGCGTTCGCTGCCGACAAGCAGGAAAAAGACAAGCTCGATGCACAGATCGCGCGTCTCGAAGGCCTGGAGGCCGACGAAGCGGCTCTGGCCGCGGCGGCACCGGCGGTAGGCGCTCGCGGCATTCGCAATGCGCCCGGCGCCGAAGCGAAAAAGGAATTCTCCGCGCTCGGCGAATTCCTGTTCGCCGTGCGCTTCAACCCGAACGATCAGCGCCTGACGGGCTTGTGGCACGAGCCCAGCGCTGAACAGCGCACCGACGACGGCGCGTCGGGCGGCTTCGCGATCCCCGTGCAGTTCCGCAGCGATCTGATGCAGGTCGACCAGATGCCGGCGGTCGTTCGCCCGCGCGCCACGGTCATTCCGGCGGGCAGCCCGCCCGACGGCGAAGTGGTCATGCCTGCGTTGGACCAGTCGGCCGCTACGAACATGTATGGCGGCGTGACGGTGACGTGGATCGGTGAGGGCGCCTTGAAGCTGGACACCACGGCCAAGATTCGCCAGATCGGCCTGCGTCCGCAGGAAGTCGCCGCGAGCATGAAGGCGACCGACAAGCTGCTGCGCAACTGGCAGGCGGCCGGCCCGCTGCTGAGCACTCTGCTGCGCAAGGCGATTGCCGCGGCCGAGGACGTCGCGTTCCTCACCGGCAATGGTGTCGGCAAGCCGCTCGGCTTCCTCAACTCGAGCGCGGCGATCGCGGTGAACCGCACGACCGCCAACCAGATCACCTACGCCGACGTTCTGGCAATGGAAGAGACGCTGTTCGGCAACGGAGCCGATGCGATCTGGTCGTGTTCGAAGCGCGCACGCACCTGGCTTCGTCAGCTGAAGAACCCGGCCGGCTACTACATCTGGCAGGAAGACGCGAAGGAGAAGGGCCCGGCGACGCTGCTCGGCTATCCGGTCGTGGTCAGCGATCGCGTGCCGACGCTCGGCAACCGCGGCGACCTGATGCTGCTCGACATGTCGGCGTATCTGATCAAGGACGGCTCCGGCCCGTTCGTCGCGATCAGCGAGCACGTCTTCTTCCAGACGAACGAGACGATGATCAAGATCTTCTGGAACGTCGACGGCCAGCCGTGGGTGAAGGATCCGATCAAGAACGAAGCCGGCGAGCTCCAGACGCCGTTCGTGATCCTCAACTAAGCCGATCCCGGCATCGAATGGGGCGGCGATGACGTCGCCCCGATAGGAGAATTGCAATGCACAAGATTTCCGATAGCACCTCGGTGCTGTTGTCGGGTCAGAGCGCCGACATCGTCACCCCGTACACGCCGACGCGCTACGTCGCAGCGGCGCGCTTCCGCCTGTTCTCGATCTTCGTCGGCATCGACGCCGTCGCTGCCACGAAGACGGTCACGATCCAGCCGAAGCAAGCGACCGATGCCAGCGGCACCGGCTCGAAGAACCTCGGCACGGCGATCGTCGTCACGGCCCCCGGCGGCGGCTGGACGAACAAGGAACTGGCGGTCGACTTCGATATCAACGCCCTGGACGACGCGAACGGATTCGACTTCATCGGCTTCACGATCAGCTCGAACAACACGTCGGCCACGCCCGCACGCGCCGTGCTGGTCGGCGCCGATTCGCGCTTCCGTCCGTCCTGATCGAACCGAACGAAACCACCAACCACTGACTGGATAGGGGGCGGCCCAATAAGCCGCCCCCTTTGCATTCCATGCCCAATGAAAAAGTGAAATTCAAGGCCGCGCAGGCGTTCGTCGATTCGGCAACCGGCATCCACTACGCGCCGGGTCAGGAAATCGATGCGCGCACCCTCAAGCCGTCGAAAGACGTCGACGACCGCACCGACGAGTTGAAGAAGAAGGGGCTGATCTCGGATGGCGATGTGGTCATCGGCTCAAGCCCGACCGCCGACGGCACCATGATCGATCGTTTCGAAGTGCGCGATGGCGAGACGGTCGAGGATGCGCGCAAGCGCGCCGGCCTCGATCCGGTGCCTTCGATCGACGCATCGCGCGCGGCCGTCGCGGCACAGAACGCCGGCAAGGAAGGGGTCCCGGGCCCGGCGCAGCAGGACGCGTTGAAGACCGAGGCCGACGGCAAGAAAGCGGCCGGGCAATAAGCCATGGGTCTCGTCCGCGTGGCGTCGTCGCCGAACTCAGTGCTGACCACCGAAGAGGCGATCACGCATCTGCGCGAGAACGATGACGACTGCACGCCACGCGACGAGATCGATGCATTGGTGGCGGCTGCCGTTGACCAGGCGGAACAGTTCCTGCAGCGGCCGCTGCTGACGAGCACGTATCGCTACACGTCCGACTGCTTCCCGGGCGGTGCCTATCGTCGCTGGTATGGCGGATATCGGGGGTACGACGGTGTCGAGCGTGATGACATCTACCTGCGGTTGCCCATCGGCGGCGTGCAGATCGTCACCGAGGTCGGCTACACGGATACGGACGGCGCGCCGCAGATCCTCGACCCTGCCGCGTTCCAAGTGGACCTGACCGAGCCGATCGCGCGGATCGCGCCGGCCTACAACTCGTTCTGGCCTGCTGCGCGTCGAGAATTCGGTTCGGTGCACGTCGACTTCAAGGCGGGCTTCGGCGACACGGCAGCGACGATCCCGAAGTCCCTGGTCTCGGCCGTGAAGCTGATCCTCGGCCACTTGTACGCGAATCGCGAGGCGGTCGTCGTCGGAAGTACCGCGATCGTTCTGCCACTCGGCGCCGAGCACATGCTCTGGTCGTACCGCGTCTTTCCGCTGTAGGCCAGGCGATGGCGATCTGCGCGGGCGAGCTGGTCGATTGCGTGACGATCGATCGCAAGATCGACACGCCCACGGGCACCGGCGCTGTCGTCGTCACCTGGGAGCGCTTCGCGCATCAGCGCGTGAAGATGATGGCGCTCAGCGGCCGCGAGTATCTCGCCGCGCAGCAAGTGCAGTCGAAGCTGATGGCGAAAGCCAAGGTGCGCGCGCCCACGCGCATCGAGCCGCGCATGCGCCTCACCTACAAGGGCACGGTCTACAACATCGAGGCGGTCCTGCCGGGCTATGGCACGAACCGCGACTCGGCAATTTTGATGCTCAGCGCCGGCGTCAACGACGGCTGATGGCCAGCGAGCGGCCCATAGCTCGCGCAACCCACCAACCAGCAATCAGGCCGTCTGGCCAGGAGAGCACCATGGAAAAGCGCTATATCGCACTGCTGCCGTTCGCATGCATCTACACGAACGAATCGTACAAACCGGGGCAGGACGTCCAGGACACCACGCTGCGCCCGACGCCGGAATGGGAGAGTCGCGCCGCAGAATTGGAGGCCGCAGGCGTCATCGGGGAAGTGCCGCTCGATTGGACGCCGGACCAGAAGATCCCGAGCCTCGGCAAAGGCGGGGCGGCAGCCGCGCCGAAGCCGACGCCGGTGGCCCAGCCTGCCAAAGCCGTCGCGCAGGCCTGACGCATGCGCTCGAACCGTCTCGCCGCGCCGCGCACATTCGTGTGCGTGGCGAGCGGTCCGAGCCTGCATGCCGACGACGTCGAGTACTGCCGCGGCAGGGCCACCGTGCTCGTCGTGAACAACAACTTTGCGATCGCGCCGTGGGCCGATGCCCTGTACGCCAGCGATCACGGCTGGTGGTACTCGTACATCAAGCGCGTTCGGGCGACCTTCGGTGGAGAGTGTTGGACACGCGATGAAACCGCTGCGGAGGCGCTGGGGCTGCTCTACGTGCGTAGCACGCGCGCTCCGGGCCTCGGGGTCGAACCCGGGACGATTCACGAAGGCGAGAACAGTGGCTACCAGGCGATCAATCTCGCGTATCAGCTCGGTGCGACGAAGATCGTGCTGACCGGGTACGACATGCGTGGTCGAGGCCACTGGCATGAACCGCATCCGGCACCGCTCGTCAGCACCGACGATTTCGGGCAATTCGCCCGGCACTTCGACCGCCTTGCGTCGGATCTGCGCGATCGCGGCGTGCAGGTGATCAACGCGACTCGCAACACCGGCCTTCGGTGCTTCGAGCGCGCGACGATCCAGGAAGCGCTCGCATGAGCCAGGGCGCGAACCTGTTCGGCATCCTGTCGACGAACTCAGGCTGCGCGCCCTTCATCGGGAGCGGTCCGAGCGCGCGCATCTTCGCCGAGGCGCTGCCGCAGGGCGGCGATCCAACCACGTGCGTTCCGGCCTTCGTTTTCAACGTCATCGCCGGCCGCCCGGAGAACGTCATCGACGCGCCGGCGGTGGCTGACTACGAGCTGCTGCAGCTCGATTCGTGGGCAATGGACGCCGACACGGCGCAATCCATGATGGAAGCCGCGCGAACAGCGCTCGACGACATCGACGCGATGATCGCGCGCGACATCGGCGTGAAAGTCGTCGCGTTCTATCCCAGCGGCTTCGAACTCGAGACGCGCCGGTTCAAACGATCGATCGGCGTTGCGATTTGGAGCCAACGATGAACACCGAGGCGCTGCAGCTGGCCGCTGCCGAGCTGAAAGTCACGATCAAGGAAGCCGTGGCGAAATTCCTCGAAACGACCGGACACGCCGTGCTCGCCGAGATCGCGGTGCAGTACTCGAACGAGAGCACGATGGACGGGCCGCATTTCGTGCCCGTCGTGAGCGTGAGCGGCCGCTTCGAAATAGCCGATCCGGATCCCAACGCGGACTGATCGCGCACCGAAATTCCGCCGAGAGGCGGCTTCGCCTTCAGGGCGAACACCACCCGCCTCGCGCGGGTTTTTTTATGCGTCAAACCCGTGAGGAATCGCAATGAGCACTCAATCCCAGAGCACCGTCGGCTCCGCAATGTACGTGGTCGACATGACCGCTTCGCCGCCGGCTGTCCTGCTGATTCCGCAGATGAAAGGCATCTCGGGCGTCGGCGGCGGCAAGCGCACCAAGATCGACATCAGCAACATGGACTCGCAGGGCTACAACGAGAATGCAGGCGGTCGCGCCGACCCGCCCGAGGCGACCGGTGAAATGGTCCTGTCGAAGAAGATCGCGGGCCACGTGAAGGTCAAGAAGCTGTTCGAGGCGCAGGCGCTCGGCAGCGTCGCAAACATCCCGTGCTATGTCGCCGACGGCGACGGCACCGCGCCGCCGACGCTCGTCTCCGGCGTGCTGATTCCGCCGAAGTCCGGCTCGCCCGGCACGTGGACGCGCTCCGGCACGCTGGGCGTCGGCTACATCTCGCAGTTCGCTCCGAAGAAGGCCGACAACGACGTCGACCGCTGCGACTTCGCCTTCCAGTACTCGGGCGGCGCGACCTGGAACGTCAAGGGCGACGCAACGACGGTCACCTCCTGATCCATCGACCCGGCTCTCACGGCTCGGGGTTTCGCATCGCGGCGTGTTGAGCCGCACGCCGGGGTTGCGGTGCGAAGCCCCATCTCAAAGGTGAACCCATGGAAATCATTTCGATCAAAGAACTCTTCGCATTCGCGAAGCCGACGCTGGTGCCGGAGACGGTGACGTTCGGCGAGAAGCAGGCGAAGGTCTGGTTCCAGCGCATGTCGATGGAAGATTCGGCCGGCATCGGCCGCCCGTTCCTCAGCGCCGACGGCAGCGGCATCGACAAGGACAAGATCGCGCTGTTCCAGGCAACGTTGCTCGTCGAGACCGTTCGCGACGAAGCCGGCAACAAGGTGCTCGACGTCGAGGACGTGCTCAAAGCCGACAGCGGCCTGTATAGGGCGATGCAGGTGCTCGCCGAAAAACACAATCCGGCCGGCTCGGCGGCAGTGGAGGCGACCGCAAAAAACTCCGAGACAACGTCGAGCTCCGCTACCTCGTAACGCTCGCCGTTGAGTGGGGCATCCCGCCCGGGGAGCTGGCCCGGCGGATGACGAAGCACGACCTCAATCTCCTTCTCGCGCACTCGGCAATTTCGGACAAGAAGAGCTGGCTCAACGAGAAGTGGGACAACGAGAAAGCCATCGCGATCGCTAGGGCCGCAGAAGCGGAAATAGCGAACATGCAGCAGTAGACGAATAGCCGGCCTTGTGCCGGCTTTCGTCGTTTTCGGGGACCGAAATGCCCAGCAGCGGCAAGACTATCGGCGTCGAGCAGCTGTTCGCGAACATGCGCGCGTTTCCGGTCGAGCTGCAGACGAAGGTGCTCGGGCCAGCTGTTCGCAAGGCAACCGCGCCGATGCGGGCGACCGCTGAGGCTCTTGCCCCGAAGGATACGGGCCGCATGGCCGCCGCCGTCTCGATGGCGCGCGACAAGCACCCCGAATACGCGGGCATGGTCGTCCGCTACGTCGTCTTCGTGAAATACAAGGGCGAAGGCGCCGCCGTCTATTGGCGCTACGTCGAGTTCGGCACTTCCAACATGGCGCCGCAGCCCTTCATGCGGCCGGCGTTCGAGAACAACGTTGCTTCGTCCACGGTGATCTTCTTCGAGGAAGTTGCCGCTGGCCTCCCGCGCCTGTTGCAGGGAATGAAATCCTAAATGTCTGGTCTTGGCAGTCTGCTGTTCGATGTCGGTGCGAGCACCGTCACGCTGCAGAGCGATCTTGCGCGCGGCGAGGTGATGACGAATTCGTTCGTCAATAGTGTCAACCTCTCGCTCGCGAAAGTCGGTACCGGCGCGAACTTCAACGGTGTTTCGTCGCAGGTCCAAAGCCTGACCAGCGACTTCGCCGGCCTCAAGAGCATGGTCGCCGGGGTCTTCGGCGTCAGCCTCGGTGCCGGACTTGCCAAGGAAGCGATGGGCGTAGCCGATGCATGGCAGACGGCCTCGAACAGAATCCGCACGACCGTCGACGACCAATCTCAGGTCGCCGCTATCCAGAGCCAGATCCTGCGTGACGCGCAGTCGATCGGCGCCGAATACGACACGTCGACCAAGACGTATCAGCGCCTCTTTCAAGCAATTCAGGCCACGGGAACGACGCAGGCTGCGTCCCAGACGCAAGCGATCGCGCTGACGAAGACGCTCAACGAGGAAATCGTCGTCTCCGGCGCGAATACAGGCGAGGCCACGCGCGCGGTGAGCGACCTTGTGCACGGGTTGGCCGGCGGTGTGCTCCAGGCGCGTCAGTTCAATCCGATCATGCGGCAGATGCCCGACCTGGCGAAGCAAATCGCCGATGGTCTGGGCGTCTCGGTGAAGCAGCTGGAGGAGATGGTCCATAAGGGACTGCCGGCCCAGCAGGTGCTCGATGCACTCGCGAAGCAATCGTCGACCATCGACCAGAAGTTCACCGCGATGCCGCAGACATTCGCGCGGGCGTGGCAGCAACTCGACAACTCGGTCGAGCAGTACATCGGTACAGCGGCGCAGGCCGGGACACTCAGCGATGTCGTGAAGGCCGGGATCATCGGCCTTGGCAACAACATCTCAACGGTAGCCGAAATCATCCTCGGAGCCGCGGCGGCGACGGCGGTGTGGCTCGGCGGCCGCACGATGACAGCGATCGGGAACATGGCGGTCGCTGTGTACCAGGCGGCGACCGCGCAAGGCGTCTACAAGACCGCTGCGATCACCTCGGCGGAGGCTGATCTATCGGCGGCGCAGGCATCGCAAACCGCTACGCAGGCGACGCTGCAGCGCGCCGCTACAGCGGCTGAGCTGGCACTCGCACAACAGACCGAAGCGGAATCGACGGTCGTTGCGCTCACTGCAGAGCAGCGGTTGCTCGAGGGGCGCTTGGCGATGCTCCCGATCGGCGTCAACGTCATCGCCGACACCGCGCGTCTCGAAGCGATCGAGCTTGAACTGGCCAGCGCGACGACCATCCTGGCCGGGTCCGAGGACAAGCTGACGGCCGCGTTCGCACGACAGGACCTCGCGTATGCTGCGGCGTCGACGAGCGCCGCACGCGCGACTGCTGCGCAGGCCGCGCTGACCGCCGCGCAGGTCGAGGCGGCATCGGTCACCGGCGTTCTGTCCCGCGCTGGAGCCAGTCTTTTCTCGCTTATCGGTGGATGGCCCACCGTCCTGCTGGCGGCCGGCGTCGGCTTCTACGCCTTGGCAACTTCAACGCTGTACTCCAGCGATGCTCTGAAGCAGCTTGAAGCGGACACCGCATCGCTTCAGCACCAGACCGGCGAGCTGACGACCGCGCAGCGCGCCAAGTACGAGAGTGACCTGCAGCTCGTGCAGGCCGAGATCGCGCAGCAGACGGCGTTGCGCGACCAGCAAAAGGCACAGGAAGACGCAAACGTCTCGCTGAATAGCTTCGACGGCGCGCTCGGCTCCGTCGCCGCGCAGAGTGGCTATACCGCGACCGGCATCAGCGAACTCGACAAGAAGGTTCACGACTTCCTGACGACGTTGCAAGCGGCCGACCAATTGGCGCAGCTGCGCAGCGCGATCGAGACGACCGTCCCGACGCTCGACCAGCAAGTGCGGAGCCTGATCGACGGAATCACGGAAGAGAGCGCAGCCGTCGACAAACACGTGGCTTCGATGGAGAAGCAGATCGCCACGTACGGCAAAGGGAACGCCGCCGCAGCGATCTACGATCGCAATCTCGAATTGCAACAAAAGACGGTCGGCCTGACTGGCGAGGCGTACGACAAGGTCTCGGCGGCCGTCGAGCTGAAGCACGCCAAGGAGATCGCGGACGCTCAGGCACTGGACGCGGTGATCGCCGCCCACAAGGGCGCATCGGCCGCGATCAAGGAAACGGCGAAGGACACGAAGGAAGCCCAGGTCGGGATGACCGAGCTGGGCGCCACGGTCAACAGCATCTCGGGGAAGTTCGGCGGCGACTACGCCAAGGCGCAGTCGACCTATACGGCCGAGATCACAAAGCTCGATCTCGAATACGCGAAGGCGATTGCGCTCACGAGCAACTACGACTCCGCACAGCGCCTGCTGCAGGAGGGGGTCGCGCTCGCGGCCGCGCAACGCGATGCCGACATCGAGGCGATCCGAAATCAGAACGACGCCTCTCTGATCCTGACCAACACGGTCTACCAGGCCAACACCGCGTTCGATCAGCAGACGCGCCTGCTCGGCATGGATGCGACTGCGCGCAAGGTCGAGGAGGAATACATCCGCCTGCAAGCGCAGGCGATGCACGACCTCGGCGACATCATGGGGCCGCTCACCGAAGACCAGCAGAAGATGCTGGATTCGCTACACGACATGGCGAAGGCGCACGTCGCACTTGACGAAGCCCAGAAAGCGAACATGGAGGCCACGCGGCAGTGGGCCGATGTTTGGACTCAGGCCGGAAGCACGATCGGCGATGACATTGGCAAGGTCGTAGTCGAAGGCGAAAGCCTGATGGACGACCTGGTGAACGTCGCGAAGCAGACGGTCGAAGCGATCATCTCGTACTTCGCGAAGCTCGCGATCATCAATCCGATTCTGAATTCTATTTTCGGCGGCGCGATCACGGGCGGCGGCGGAAGTCTATTGCCAACGCTTGCTGGCGGCGTATTCGGCGGAGGCAGTGGCGGCGGTCTTCTCGGCGGCGTCCTCGGCGGCGGTGCCGATTTCACGAGCACGGCGTCGGGCGGCACGCAGAACTCCATCATGCAGCCGTCGAGCTGGATCATGGCCGGGAAGAATCTCTTCTCCGGTTTCGGCTCCGGTCTATCGACGTTCTGGAACGGCTCTGGCGGCGGCTTCAATTGGTCGCAGATCGGGTCGAGCGACTTCGCGGAAGCGAACGCGAACAACCTCAACATGTCGAGCGTGTACGGCGCGCCCGGCGGCAGCGCGCTCGGCTACGGCGGCTATGGTTCGGCACTTGGTCAGGGCCTTGGCATCGCCGGCGGCCTCTATGCCGGATACAACCGGTTTCAGCAGGGCGGCGCGCTCGGCGGCGCGGCTGGCGGCCTGGCTTATGGCGCCGGCACATACGCACTTGGCGCAGGCTTGGCCAGCGCTGCAGGCGGCGCGGGATTCGCGGCCGGCGTGGGCACTGCGTTCGCGATTCCCGTCGTCGGCTGGATCGCGCTCGCCGCGATGCTCATCGACAAGTTCTCGGGCGGCAAGCTGTTCGGCACCGACGCGACGTTCAACGGTGCGCAGAGCGATCTGCGAGTGGGCGCGGATGGCGCGCAGTACGTCACCTGGGCCGATATGAAGGGCCAGCATGCGCTGTTCGGCGGAAGCTATCACGAGACGAAGGACATCGCGGAAACGCAGGATCAGATCGACGCGGCGAACGCGTTCTACAAAGCACTCAAGGATGGGACCGACCAGTTCGCGCACTACTTCGGTACGACGGCGGCGACGATCGTAGGCGGCACGTTTTCGACCGTGTACGACAAGAAGGGGAACGTCAAGTCGACGAGCAGCACGGTCAATGGCATCACGTACGAAGGTGAGACGGCCGAGCAGTTCTCCGAGCGGCTCACCGCCGAGAACGAAATCGCGGTCCTCAAGCAGATCGGCGTCGACGTCACGTCGTACACGAACAGCTTCATCAAGGATGCCGACGGCTACGCGAAGTCAGTGCAGGACGTCGCCCAGGCGATGGCGATGGCGCAGCAGGATCTGAAGAACGGCATCAACATCAGCGGCACCGGTGTGATGCAGGGCCAGTTCGACACGATCCAGCAGTACAACACCGACGGCGAGTCGGAGACCGACACCTATACGCGCCTGCGCAGCGAGCTCGTCGATGTGCAGAACGGCCTCGGGCTGCTGACCGGCCAGAAGTCGATTTCCGATATCGAAGCGTTCCTCGCGACGGCGCAGCAGTTCGGCGAGTCGCTTTCCCAGACCTACCAGCGCCTCGAGCAGGCGAGCCAGGCGTACTACCAATTCACCGGCCAGTTCAAGCCGCAGGCGACGTACGTCGACGACTACGAAGCCGCGATGGCGAACATCAAGGCGCAATACATCGCGAACGTGAAGCAGGCGAACGACCTGGCCAAAGCGGCCGGCGCCGCCGGCGCGTCGACCGAAGACTTGACGAACATCATGCAGTACGCGGCGAAGCAGGAAGCCGACGCGCTGAAGCAACTGCAAGCGAGTGCGCAGGACCTGGCCTTCAGCCTCGGGCTGACGACGACCGGCACGCTCGACGAAGTCAACTCGGAGATTCAGCGGCTGCAGCAGCAGGCAGGGCAGGCGGCGTCGCCGATCGCGAGCGTCGGCAACGCGATCCAGACGATGGCGCAGAAGGCCACGGATTCGATCAACCTGATGCTGGGCGATCTCTCGCCCTACAACGATCAGTACAAGCTGCAGATCGCCCTGCAGGGAATGTATTCGGGCACGGTCACGAAGGACCAGGTGCTCTCGATCGGCAAGAGCCTCTGGACGACGACGAGCTCGGAATACCAAGCGCTGTTCGGCCAGGTGATGGCGTACCAAGGTGGCGGCCCGGGCGGAGGCGGCGGCGGGGGTGGAGCGGGCGGCGCGGCGCACCAGGGATTGAGCGCGGCGGACTCGCAGCGTTTGAAAGACCTGCTCAAGGAGCAGCAGGCGTTGCAGGCGTCGGCGACGCTTCAGCAGTATCAGACGCTCGCGCAGCAGGTCGCCGAGATCGCGAGCTCGAAGGGCGAAGACTGGAAGCAGGTGCTGACGGGCATGAACGTCGATATCACGGCGTTCGAGAAAGGCCTCGGCATGACCGACGACCAGACCAACGCCTACATCCAAGCTGCGCAGGACGAGAAGGATTCGAACAAGGAAAACACCGCCAGCATCGTCTACTGGCTGCAGAAGATCTTCGAGCAGGGCGGCGGCACGATCGAGGTCACGGTCAACCAGCCTACGAGCGGCGGTACCGGACACAGCGGTCATGCGCGACCAATGCTCGGGAATCCTCGTTATAGCCGCGGTCCTGGCGGCCAGCCCGCGCGCGTGATCACCGTGACGGGGCCGTAATGCTCGCGCGCGACCTTCTGCTGATCGAGATCGCTCCGACGACGGAGCCGCCCGATCCATATCACATCCTGCCGCCGCCAATGCCGCCGATCCCGGTGTCGGGTGCGCCGCTGCCATTCGGCGTCACGAGCGCGATTCCTAAGGGCACCGCGTTCACGCTGCAGATGGCGGTCGCCAATGCGCTCGGCACGCCGACATGGTCGGCTTCGGGTCTTCCCGCCGGCACGTCCATCGATCCGGTGACCGGACTCATCAGCGGCGCAGGCACGGCGCAGGGCGACAGTTACGCGACGATCACGGCAGACGATACCGCGAGCGGTGGAACCGTCACCACGACGCTGATCAGGCTCTCGATCGGCGCAGCGTTCTCGCTTGTCGGGTCGCTGAAGCAGGCGACGCGCGGCCAAGCCTATCAGGGCAACGTCATCGCGATCGGCGCCACCGGCACGCTGACCTGGACGATGTCCGGCAATCCGGTCGGAATGACGATCAATGGATCCACCGGTCTGATCACAGGCTCGACCGTAACGCCCGGCACGTACAACGTCACGATCTCTGCTCACGACGCAGGGACGAACACCGACGCTTCGATCACCGTGCCGCTGATCGTAAACCGGGTGATCAACGCGATCGCACTGGACGGTTCCCTTTCGGTCGTTCCGAAGATCCTCGCAGGCAGCGCATTCGCGACGATCGCAACGGCATGCAACACCAGCGCGACGACGCCTGCAGGCACCCAGCCGATCATCTGGACCGCATCGAATCTGCCGGTCGGCGTCGACATCGACGAGCAGAGCGGCATCGTGTCCGGCCAGACGATCGCGTCTGCAGTTGGCAGCTACATCGTGCCTATTACCGCGACCGACGTGTGGGGAAATACCTTCACGCGCAACGTGACGTTCGTCGTCATCAGCGGCATCAAGGCTATCGCGCCTGGTCAGTTCGCGGCGGGCGATGCCGTTGACGGTGTCAGCGGCGTGGACTTCATCGCCGCGTTCTTCGGCGACGGCAGCGATGGCGACCTGGTATCCAATGGTTCGAATACAGCGCCAGGGTGCACGCTCGCTGGCGGCGTGCTGTTCGCGACGAGAGACCTCTATTTCAACAATCTGACCCCAGTGGCCGGCGGCTCGCTGGTAATGGGGCAGCATAAGCTTTATGTCGCCGGAAACTGGGACATCTCGAACGCGCCGTCCGGCGCGGTCACTGCATCCGCAACGCCGAATTCGATCGCTGCCGGCGCACTTGGTGGCACGGGCGCCGTTGGCCCCGCAGGCCTCGCTGGCAATGGCACGGCGGGTATTGCGACGTCCACGCAGAACTATGGCGCCGGCGGGGGTGGCAATGCGTCGACGCTGAGCGGCAAGGGCGGCAATGGAACAGGCGGAACCGGCGGCGCAACGGCGCAGACGGGCGGTTTGCCGCGCGAATATCAGCGGACGATTCTAGCGACGTTCCTCGCATTCTCACCAAATGATCCGTTTCCGCTGCTCCCGATTATCGGTGGCATGGGCGGAGCTAGCGGCGGAAGCGGCGCCGGCAATGGGACGCTTGCGGGCGGCAATGCCGGATTTGGCGGAGGTGGTGGCGGTCGACTGATCGTATACGCGCGTCGAATCGTGCGCGGCGCATCGACGGCTGCCGGCGTATTGGCGGCAATCGGATCTGACGGCGGCAATGGCGTTGCTGGTGCTGCCACAGGACGCGGTGGTGGTGGCGGTGGCTGCGGCGGATGCGGTGGCGCCATCTGGCTCGCATATCAAGAGTTGGATGGAACGCTTCCCGCGGCGCTATGGATCGATGCGAGCTCCGGTAAAGGCGGCAATGGCGGTGCAAGCGGCGGCGGTACAGCGACGGCTGGCAACGGTGGCGCAAGCGGCGAAGCTGGATCGATCACGCTCGTCGATATCGGCACGCCGCAATCGAGTGTGACGGCGCCGACCGGAACGAACGCGAATAGCGGCGTGACAGGTGGTGCGGCGAAGCTCAACAGGATTTCGATCTGATGGGCATCCAGCCGATCTTTGCGCTGCTCGACGACGCAGCGCGGGGCGCGAATTTGGAAATTCGCGAGAGCGGACTCGTGCTCACCTGTAATCAGCCCGGCGTGTCGGGCGGTAGCCGGATGAAGTGCCGCGGAACGATTCCGAAGACGGCAGGAACATGGATGTTCGAAGTCGCCTACTGGGGCGACGATTCCGCGACCGGCGGCTTGATCGCCGTCGGCATCTGCACGCAGGCGTCGACGCTCAACTCTGGGGCCGGCGTCGACGCGAATAGCTACGCGCTGATGATGGCCGATGGCGGTATCTGGTCGAACGGCGCGCAGCTCACGGCGACCCAGGCGATCGGCAAACAGCAGTACGTGCAGGTCGTCGTCGACCTCACCAACAATGTCATGAAGTTCTATCGGTCGAGTCCGATGCCGTTCGCCACCCAGGCGATCACGCCGGCAACGGGCGGTCGGATGTACTACCCGTGCGTCACCGTCGGCTCCGATGCGGCGAGTTCGACGTCGGATGGCGCCTACGGTCTGAGCGCCTACATCAACTTCGGGCAGCGCGCGTTCTCGACGCCGCTTGCGCAGGCGCTCGGTATCAAAGGCTGGTATGCCGTGAGCGCGGCGCCACCGCCTAAGTATTTCGGCCCCGCGGCCACATCTGCGTATGCCAGCGGCAGCGCCGATACGCCGGCGAACCAGGTGTATGCGCAATGCCTGACCGATCTCGACCAGATCGAAATCACCCAGACCGCCACGATCTGGACCCAAGCCACTGCCGACTCGGACACGCTCGGGAGTGCCAGCGCGACGTACTCGAGCCTCACGTTCGACAACTCCATGGGGGAAGCTCAAGACCTCATCGATCGAGCCGACGCCTATCGATACGCACCGGTGTACTTCCGCCAACTCCTCGACCGCTCGAAGACGCTGACCGCGTCCGCCACGACGATCGCAACCTGCGTGGTCGACAACATCACCGCGCCGGACGAGAACACAGTCGTCGTCTCGCTGAAGGACAAGCTGCAGCTCGACAGCGTTCCGTTGCAGCAGCGCATTTTCCCGCCGTGGGCCGATCCCGGCGTCGCCGGCCGGACGTACCCGAAGGTCATCGGCGCCGTGCGCAGCTTCCCGGTCGGCGACTTCCTCGTCGATCAGACGAATCGCATTTTCCAGCTCGGCGACGCGAACACGTACATCGGCGTGCTGCGCGACAAGGGTATGCCGCTCACCGGTACGCAGTACGTCCAGACGCCTGACCTGCAGGGTGTTGTGCCCATCAAGTTGCCTGATGGTCTCTTCACCTCGGACCTCGGCAGCATCGGAACGACTTCGGCTTATCCCGGCGCCGCTGATGTCCTCAATGGATCCGGATCGAACTGGGACACAGCGTGGCTCTCCGGTCCGGCGCCGACGGGCTGGGCGGTCACGAATACCGACCCTGGCGCCGACTCGTCGGCCGTAAATCGCCAGACCGGCATCAGCACGCCGCCGCACACGTTCGCGCAGCTCGCGTCGAAGCGCCAGTTGAGTGATATCGGCACGACCGAGTTGTCGCTTCACACGACGACTCAGCCGTTGAAGGCAGGAAAGCGCTACTCGATTGCGTTCAACATTGGCGATTTTCAGGACCCCAACGCGAGTCCGAGCGCAGGGCTATGCGTGCTCTCGTCAATGGCGAGCGCGACGAACCCATTCAACTGGATCAGCCCGCGCCTGGTGCCGCTGCAGGGCGGCTTTCATGCGGACGTGCCGATCACACTGCTCTACGACGTGCCGGCCGGCGCCGATCGCGATCTGTATTTCACGATCGCCGGCGTGGGCACCGGCGGCCAGGTCTGCACGGCGTCGATTCGGAACGTCACGATCTCCGAGATTCCGACCGCGGCCGTCGATGTGCCGCTGCAGGGAAGCACCTGGCGAAACTACTTCGGCATCCTCTATTCGGGGATGGCCGCGGGCGAGTGGTCGACGGCCGATCTCGACGCGCTCGACGCGCTCTATCCGTCGCAACAGGGCGGCCCGCTCGGAATCGCCCTTGTCGACCCCGGCGTGACCTTGCTTGCAGCAGCGAACGCCGCGATGTCGAGTATCGCCGGCGTGGTTCAAATCGACAGGGGAGGGATGCGCCGCTTCTGTCGTTGGACCGATCCTGCGGGACGCGTTCCCGCGGCAACGTACAACGAGTCGGACATCCTCTACGGCGTTGTGGTCGATGCTGACCTAGCGCCCGGGCTCACGCTGAGCGTTGGCAGCCAGCACAACTACAAGCCGCATGGCGATAGCGATCTCGTCACCGATACAGACCTGGTGCCGCCGGCGCTGCGGACGCAGCTGAAGCGGGACTTCCGCGTCATTCAAACCGCGAACTTGCAACTGGCCAATCCGTACCAGTTCGCGAGGATGGCGCAGCCTCTGTCGACGATCTTCGACGACTCGACAATCGCGCTCAACGAGCTGCTGCGCTGCCTGCGGCCGTACTCGCCGACGGCTGCGATCGCGAATGGCGGGGTGTCGCTCGGAACAGCCTACCGGACGCCGCGCTGGCTGACCTTCAGCGTGAACTACACGGGCTTGCCACCGGAACATCTTTTCGGCACGGCCGTGGGCGTGAACTACACGTCGAAGCGCTCGAACGGCAGCACGTTCCGGGTGAATCAGAACGTCGCGGTTTTCGAAACGTCGCTGTTCCCCTGCCGCCACGTGCTGACAATCAAAGGACTCGGATAATGCTCCTCGGCAGTCAATTCCCGAATACGTCGGGCGTCGCGAAATCGGGCAACTTCACGCTGCTCTCGGCGAACTACAACGAGCTGTTCGACCTTCGGCCAGGAAAGCCGACGCTGTTCCAGCAGACGGTAGCCGGCAGCCAGACGCTCACGCTGACGCGCACGCTTGCCAGCGACGTCGCGCTCGACTTCAACGCAGTCTCATACCCGTATCTGATCGTAGGCATCATCGGCATCGGAAACGCGCCCTACGAGGGCCAGATTCTGCCGGCCGTGAATTTCTCTGTGAACGGGAAATGGGGGAACGGCGGCGCGAACGTGAAGTCGTGCCAGGCGCAGGTCGGTCCGAGCGGGCTGGCCAGCGCATTCGCGATCTTCAAAGCATCCGAGAAGGTCGGCGCGACTGCCACGACGACGGCGACCGCCGCGCTCACCGCGAACTTCCAGACGGCATTCGGCAATTTCGGGCTCGGCGAATTCATCGTGCTCGGGTGCGATGAAGTTCCGATCAACAGTGTCAGCGAGCCGATCGTCAACCAGAACCAGACGAGCCGCGCGAGCAATCGAACGCCGAACCTGACGCTGCGCGATGCGTACCGGAACGTGTCGGTGAACTTTGCGCCGCTCACGCGCGGGAACGCGCGCGGCGTGCCGACGTCAGCGAACTTCAGCCGCAACTTGCGTGACGCCCTGTACGCGGCAACGCGCAACGGTGCGTGCTTCATCGCGCCGGAATGGCGGAACCCCGGGAGCGCCGGACCCGACCTGCCGACGCTGATGGAGTGCGGCTACCTCGCCAACCTGATGAGCCCCAATCCGTCGCTGATGTTCAACGCGACGGACGGCAGCGGCATGTATCGCGGCTCGGCCGCGTTCGAGGAACTCGCATGAACGGGTGTGCAGTCGGCTGGAAGAAAATCGACCTGCATTGGTCGATAAAGCAGGGCGAGAACGGCGGCAAGCGCTTCACGCAGGTCGTCACGAACGATGACGGTTCGCCGCTCGGCAGCTACGACGGATGGACGGCCGAACTCGTGCTCGCGCGGCGCCCGAATCCGACGCCAGAGATCGACGTGAAGCCGGACGTCATCGGCGACGCTGTCGCGCAGACGCTCATCGTTGACGTGATCTTCGAAGCCGACACCACCAAGGACCTGGCGACAGGCGCCCTGACCGGCGATCTCGTGTTGATCGATCCGCTCGGTGCTCGGCACTACCCCGCGAACATCTCGCTTCAAATTCTCCGCAGCTACGGACCGACCGAATGAACGAGATCACCGTCGACCTCTCGAAGCCCGTCATCTGGACGAGCCTCGGCAACATCAACGAAGACCAGTGCGTGTTTCGGTACGAGTGGCAGTTCACCGAGACCAGCTGCGTCTTCATCAAGCACGTCTACTTCCAGGGACAGGAAGTGAAGCGCGAGCCGCACGTGTACGTCCTGCAGGGAAGCTCGAGCGAAGCCCAATCCGAAACAGCGCAATAGGAGCACTCCGATGTCCAATACTCAGGCAATTTGCACCAGCTTCAAGCAGGAGGTCCTGTCGGGCATCCACGCGCTCGGCACGACCGTGGCGCGCGGGTCGACCGCGGCAGACGCGTTCAAGGCCGCGCTGTTTCTCGCGACCGCGACGATGGGCGCGTCGACCGCTGGTTATGTCGCGACGGGCGAGGTGAGCGGTAGCGGTTACACGGCCGGCGGCGTCGCCGTGGCCTGGGCGGCGCCGCAGTCTTCCGGCACCACCGCGTTTACCAACCCGTCGGCGAATATCGATTTCGGCACGGTGACGCTGGCAACGGCGTTCGATGCTTGCCTGCTCTACAACTCCACGCAGGGCAACAAAGCGGTCCAGGTCGTCACGTTCCCTGCGCAGACGGTGAACGCCGCGCCATTCTCGCTGACGGTTCCCGCTAATGCGGTCGGCACGGCCCTGCTGCGCTTCACCTGATGACGTACTCGGTCGTCAGAAGGGACACAGCGTCACGGTATCCGCAGGACGCGCCATATACGGCGACCGTGACGCTAGCTGTGCCGCCCGGCGGCGTGGTGGGCGACTACTACGTCATCCGGGTCGCCGCGACCGATCGTGGCCCCCTGACGGTCAGCGGCACCGGATTCGTTGTCCTGCAGGACACGAAGATCACGCCGATCGCGGGCGAGCGCACCGACGGCCAGCACGTCATCGGCCGCCCCGCAGATGGAACCGAGTCCGGGTTCTTCACGATCACCGTCAGCGGCGGCGCGCACGATTTCCTGGCCGACGTCCACCTGATCCATTCGGACGCCGGCGCGATCACGGTGACGAGCGTCACGTCCGCGTGCGCGCGCCTCGGCTCGTTGTCGACGGGCGCCTCGGCATCAATGGCGAGCGGCAACTCGACCACGACTGCAGCGAATCAGTACGCGTTCTGGCTCGGCTCCGTGGCCAGCACGGGCGCGGCGGCGCCTGGCGGATCACCGGGGCCGAACTTTCCCGCCGACATCGTCACGGCCGCGGTGCCGAGCGGCTTCACCGAGAGCGGCCGCACGATCGATGACGTCGGCGAGATCGCGCTGAGCGGCGGCATGGTCGTCTCGTCGCCGACGACTGCCACTTACACCGGCAACGCCACGGTGCCGATCGGTGACGACTACTTCGGATTCGGCACCACGATCATCTTCGACGTGTTGCCGCTGGTGCTGACCGGATCGACCGCGACGTTCACATCTGGATCGGTCACACCTCATATCGCGGGAGGCTCCGTGTTCGCTACCTGGAATCCATCGGACAAGAACGCGCAGGCCGCGCTCTCGTCTGGCAACACGGTGATGACGAGCACGTCGACCACATCGAGCAAGACAGCGGCGGCGCGCTCGACCCTCCCGATCACGCAGAAGACGCGTCTGCAGGCCACGCTCACGACGGCTGCCGGCGCCGGACTCTCGCTATCGTTCGGCCTCTCCGATGCGGCCGTCGCGATGAATGACAGCTTTGACACGGGAGGCGTCTCGAACACGGCCGGCATTTACACGAACGCCGGCGGCGCTGCGGCGCGCGTCTATGAAAACGTCAGCAATCGCCTGTGGGCAGCGGACGCCGTACTCTCCGCCATGACCTCGACAACGATCACCGTCGATTTTCTGGTCGACCCGGCGACGCGCAAATGCTGGATTCGGCCTGCCGGCGGCTCGACCTATATCGGCGGCGGCGATCCGGTCGCCGGCACGACACCGACGTTCACGCTCGGCGGCACCGGCGCGATCTACGCTTGCTGTGCTGACGACCAGGGCGCCGTGGTCAGCGGCAAGAATGTGCTGTTCAACGGCGATCCCAGTGGCTACAGCGGCAGCGCCGTTTCAGGCTACACAGACGGCCTCGCGCAGGCTGGTACCTCGGTCGCGCTCTCGGGTTCGTCTGCCGCCATGATGTCAGGGTCAGTAGGGCCGGTGCGATCGGCCGCGATCGCGGGCCTCGCGATCGCAGCGGCTATGGGATCAATTGCGCCAGCGATCCGACCGTTGCTGACGGGCCAGGCCGTAACCACGGCATCGGGCGCGGTCACGGCAGCGTTTCGCGTCCCAATTCTCGGCGCCGAGGTCGCGACAGCGTCGGGGAACGTAACACTGTCGTCACAGATTCTGCTCGCCGGATCGGCGGCGGCGTTCGCTGCCGGCACGCTGACGCCGGCATTCGAAGTGCCGCTCGGTGGCACGGCCGCGGCATTCTTGGCTGGCATCGTTGCGCCGGCGCTGTCTGCGCCGCTAGTCGGCAGCGTAGCGACCACGGCGTCGGGAACGATCGCGCCGCAATTTAGCGTGCCGATCGCCGGCACCGATGTGGCCAGCGCGAGCGGCTCCGTCTCGCTTTCGACCGGGGTGTCCGTCGCGATCGAAGGGTCGGAGGTCACGACTCAGTCGGGCGCGCTGCTCCCTGTGCGCACGGTGCCCATCTTCGGATCAACCATGGCGGCCGTCAGCGGCTCGTTCGTGTTCGGGCGGCCCCTTCCGCCAATCCTCGTATCGGTCACGGTGACCGACATCGGCACGCGCTGCACGACGACGGTGACGGATATCTGATATTCGCGCGTCGTGAGACTGCCGAGGCTATCCTCCCCGGATGGCCGACCATAAATTCCGCGAGATCAAACGCCGCTACACCCGAACTCCGCTCTGGGAGTTCGCCAACGAGTGTTCACGACTTGGACTTGAGGTCGTAACGATCAAGGCGCGGTCCTACCGCGAGCGAGTCGAAGTGGCCGAAGCCGCTGGCGACGCGCTACTAGAAGTTGGCCGCCGTCTGAATGGCGGCGCGACAGTTCCAAGTTCCCCAGAGATGCTGGCCTCCCGCAGCGTCAGCGTCTCGCAGTCCTTCGGGGACTGGTACGAAGGGCTCAAACGGAGCGAGCGCCAGAGGGTCGTCTGGCGTGCCGCGAACTGGGTTCTCCGAGACAAGGCGGATGCGTGGCTTCGACCCAGCACCGTCGGCGATCGAGATTCGCCGTTCCGCCTGGGAATGGCGATGGACTCGGACGAAGGACTCGCCGCGGTGCTGCGCGAGCTAGATGCCTTCCCGCAGCGGGAGTGGTAAGGGCACAATGCTGCCATGTGCGGCCGCTATGCCCTTTATGGACCCATCTCGCGCAAGCGCCCGCTGCCCGGCGAAGTCGACGGCTGGTATCGCGATCTCGCCGAAGCGATCGAGCTGCGGAAGCCGCGCTACAACTTCGCGCCGACCCAGGTCTCCCCGATCGTCGGAGTGAATAAGGAAGGCGGCGTCGGCGTGCACGAGCTCCGCTGGGGTCTCGTCCCGTTCTGGGCCAAGGATCTCAAGATCGGCTACAAGGCCATCAACGCCCGCGCCGAGACCGTTGCCGAGAAGCCGATGTTTCGCTCCGCATTCAAGGAGCGCCGCTGCCTCGTGCCGGCGCGCGGCTACTTCGAATGGAAGGGCGAGACGCCACACAAGCAGCCGTATTTCATTCACGACCCTGCGGGCGAGCTGATGCTCTTCGCGGGCCTGTGGGAGACCTGGCGCCCCGAGAAAGATGCGGAGCCGATCTACACCTACACGATCGTCACGGGACCGCCTGGCATAGTTTCCGGGGACGTGCACGATCGCGCGCCCGTGATCCTTCAGCCTGCGCTTTGGTCGACTTGGCTAACCGGCACGCCCGACGACGCCAAGGGCATCTTGAACGACGTCGCCGAGCCGCCATTGACGTATCACCCCGTTTCGCGGGACGTCGGTACGCCCAAGAACGACCGGCCCGACCTCGTTGAGCCCATCGAGGTCTGAATGCTGAAGCACGTCACCGTAATCGCCTACGACGAGGGCGACAATCCGCACCTCTGGAGCCTGCAGGAAGCTGGCGGGATTTTTCGCTGCATGGCTTGGGAGCTTGAGCCCGCCGAGGCAACGAGGATCGCTGGTATGAAGGGGCGTTTCGCCATGGCCGAGCCGCCGACGCAGGAAGCCGATTTCACGAACGAGACTGCGGTGCGGGAGTTCTTCGCGGGGCCGATCGACACGGTGCGATCATCCTTCGCGGACCACATCATCGAGAAATTGCATGCGGCGCGGGCGCAGAGCTAGCCGCAGGGGCGGTCTTCCTCTTCGCCTGGGATGAGTCCAAGGTTCTTCAGCATGCAGTCGATCCGGCCGCGCACAAATTCGTAGTCGGCGGCTGGGGCTCTGTCTTCGATGCACTCGGCCTCTCCGGCGAACGCCATGCGGAGTTCGTCGTTGTCCGGGTACTGCGCCGACATTGCCGGCAGCTTCGCTTCCAGAGCGTCGAGGGCTGCGATCGTGGCGGGGTCGTGAGTCGTCAT